GCACCAGCGGTGTTTTCCTCGTATGAACGCCAGTACTCGTTACCTGCTGTGGCACGGTTGATTCCACCAACAGTACCGCTAGCCTCAACGAGGTTACCGAGACCGTTCCAGTCCTTGCCACTGTTGCCAGTACCATCAGCAAAGAACATGGTGTTGAAACCTTCACGCAATGATTCTTCAGCCTGCATGACTTTTGCTTCCAACAGATTCAAGATTGCGGCATCGCCGTTGTTCTTCGCTTCTTCAATACCCGAGATTGCGATAGACGCAGCGTACTGCTTCCATTCAAACTCTGCAGCAGTGATACCAGTTTGAGCCGTAAGACCAATAGTATCGTAACCTGAGTACGATGCAACAGTTGAGTTCTGACCGTAAATCAACGGTTCAACAATCTTCGTTCCACCATCAATCATGCGGATGCGACCCTTGTCGGTCAAGAAGTAGGTTAATGGGCGTGCCGTGAACACATTGTCTGTGAGTTGGTCACGATATTTAGCGAGCGTTGTTGAGAGCAGCGCATCAAAGTTAGGGTTTGACATAATAATTTCTCCAGTATATTAGGGTTGTTTAGTGTTTACATTCCCATCTGCCGTTTAGCCGCGAGCCATGCGTCCTCAACAGATGATATTTTTCCAGTAGGTTCTGTCCCCGCACCATTAGCAGATGATCCGCCAGCAACAAAAGCCGCATTACGCTTAGCATCCACGATTGCCTGCTCCTGAGCAGTAATATTACCTTGTGCCTGACGCATGATCTCAACTTCTCTAACAAGCCGATCATAAGACATTTGCTTATAAACTGCTTCTAGATCATCGGTCCCCATACGCAATGCTTGAGTAATAACTTCAGGTGCATTAAAATCTTGGTACTGATTACCTAACCTATTGACTTCTTTCTCCAGTTGGGCTTGCGCTTGAACCTGCTCAAAAGATTGGATCTTCTGATTCAGTTCCCACACTTGCCGTTCCAAAGGGTCTGCGAACTCAGGCACAGCAGGTGGCTGGTTGGCAGGCTGACCTGCTCCATAATGCCGACTCAACAAATCTAATGTACCTGTTGGGTCTTGTTCCAATGCTGTTGCTATCGTTTGAGCAAACTGTAGGCTCTCTCGCTGGGTAGCCAATTCCTGTGTCTTGCGAGTATAATCCGCTTGACGCTGGTATCCACTAAGTGCTTCCTTGATTGGCACATCCAGTTCTGACCCATCAACTTTAACTTTGACATACTTATCGCCAAAATCTTCTACATTGACATAATCATAACTAGGCGCACTAGGCTCAGTTACACTACCAACTTCCGTTGCTTCCACTTGTCCCGACTCGGGGGCGGCTGATACGGCTTCTATGTTATCCACTAGATTTCTCCAATACTAGAGTCCAATTATGGTTGCTCTACATATAGGAATATCGTTCGGTATTATACGCCCATAGGTGGCATACCACCCATAGGTGGTTGACCGCCACTAGCAAGCATAGCCAGCAACTCAGGTGGCAATCCATCCACAGGCGAACCACCCATAGGTGGTGCGCCCATCTCGGGGGGCATAGGTGGCATTGGTGGTTGACCACCTGTTTCTGCAGAAACTGGTGGAGCCATAGGTTCTTCTACTTTAGGCGCGGACAAGAATGATTCGGGGTTCTTGATACCGAAACCTGTTTGTAGAACATACGCAGCCAACTTAGCCATGTCCACGATACCTGCGCTAGCGAATGGTGCCATTGAGTTCACCAACTCTAAGGCTTGCGAACGACGAGCAGACTCGTTGTTCGGCATCATTGAACCACCGACGACATCAAAGTCAAAGTCACCAGCGATGTAGTCACGATCATACTTGACCCAAACAGGCTGACCATCTCTACCTAGAATACGAGCAGTCTGCGTTCCTGTTAGGAACTGCTGAGACAATCCTAGTAGGCGACGACCAATCTGTGCAACACCGCGTTCAATAGTAGCCAACTTATCTGCAGTACGCGCGTTAGCAGCATCTTGCATGGCACCAATTTCTGTGGCAGTACGACGAATCTCAGAAACACCACCACGCATAAACTCACCAACGCCACTGATGGAGTTGATGTCAGCCTCAATCATAGATGACTGATTGTAGAACTCGGGTGGGTTAATCAATGCGGGAAACGGTGCTACGACATCACCTAGCGGCATGTCGCCAATAACGGGGACCATAACATTGTCCTCGTCTGATTCCATAGCAGCACGACCATTGGAGTCAATAGCGTTCTCACGAAACAAATACTTTCTAGCGTAACGCTTACGATGATTCATCATCTGTGAGCGTGTACTATTAAGTTCTCGTTGCAAAGGTTCAATAGCCTCAAGATCACCAATAGGATAGAACTGATCAGGGACATCATAGTTGCGTAGCATCACAAAAGGATGACCAAAAGCATAAGGCATCTTCTGTGGTTTGATTAGGAATGTGTCAGCACTTTCAGCGAACACACTAACAGTATCGTTTCGTAGATCATAAAACTCAAAGATGTCAGCATAACCCTCATCACGATCATTGATCTTACGATGAGTAGGTTCATCAGTGCTGTAGCGTGAGAATGATACGGCACTAACATCTTCTCGTGCAGACTTATTGTAACGACGATCAGTACGCACATCGCTAATGGGGCGACGGACACGATGAGCAATCCATTTAATATCATCCATGTTGGTACCATCAGGATCAACAAAGATATCAAAAGGTGAGACACGCTCCACGAATGGAGCGTCCTCAAGAACATTATATGTTGTTTGCGTATAGTTCTCAGGAACATTAGGATCGTTGACATCTTCATCGTCACCAATCCGTTCTTCCTCAACATACTTATAGCCTACCTTCATCCAAGCATGACCGACAATAAGCATGTCTTTAACACCACGACGGAACTGACCTTTAATGTCACGATGCCGCCACCAATAGTTTACAACAGCCTCAGAAATAATAGCATTATCAGCGTTCTCAGGATTGATAGCAGCAACAGTAATCTTAGGATAGTTAACAGCAATAGATGGTGCAATCACATTGATGGTAGAGAACGCCATGTTGACCAAGATGCGATCTTCGTCAGTGAAATGTTCGTAGTGTCGTCCACGATACAGATCTATTAGACGCTTCCAAGTTTCATCATATGATTCTTCTTTACGCCATTTTTTAGAACTAGATATTTTCTTGCGGTAACGCGCAAGAATATCGTAATTAGAGGGACGAGCCATTATATCTACTTAGAAGCCCGTGAAGAAACAACCGCCACCGAAGCACTACCGCTAGTATATGCAGTCATTGTTACTTTGAAAAACTTAAATGGTCCAACGGCTTGAACAGCAATTCCAGTTGTTGTGGTAGTGTTAGTGAGCGTGGTGGCTGTAGTTTGTGCGCTTGATCTCATCGCCAAAGCAAAAAAGTTTACATTATCAAGACTTACTTGATATGTCAAAGTGCCAACAAAAGTTCCATTTATCTGAACTGCCAAATGATCAGCATCGCTAATGTCCATAGTTGTTGTTACGGCGTTTAATGCGCCTAGTGTTGTTGTTTCTGTTTTTAGAATAGTCATAGTGAATCCTTGTTGTTTTGGTTTATGTTAATGGTTATTTATTCTGCATCAATGCTGTTAATATATTCTTCGGAAGCACGATAAATGTAGTTGATCAGTGAACCAACGCCAGTCCAAAGGGCTGTTTTCCAAATATCCAAATCACTGATAGCACCACCGATAAGAATACCCGTTGAAGCAAAAACGAATGTTGCAACTGCTCTCTTTGCTGATTCTGAATATTTCATGATTCCTCTTTCAAGTGCCAATCAATATGACCGTCAAGACGGTCATCAATCTTATCTATCTTAACTTCAATACTTTTAAGAACACTCATATTAGCCCCATGTTGCTCCGTATTCCTACGGTCAAACTTGGTTAGTAACCACATCATAGGTCCACCAATCAAGGCAACAACAACAGGAACAGCCCACATATCAGATCCACTTAGTCCCAACAGGCTCAGGATTTAAGCCGTTAGCGCGAGCGTCGGCAATAGTTTTATCCTGTCGTTCTTTAATTGTCGGACCATGAAAGTCCTCTTGACCATGCTTGAAACCTAGGCGAATACCTTTGATATGGCAGCCGAAGCAAACTTTGCCTCGGCGGGGAATCATATCAACAACCTCTACTTTTTCGCATTGTTCGCAACGATAACTAGTCATACCAATAGGACAATCGTTCGTTACCGCGTGATACCTGCACCATGCCGAACATTATATGCACCAATCGGTTGATTTTTGGGCATTTCAGGTTTCTGTAGAAACTGCTCCCACCAAGCCAACGAGTTCCTAGGGATAGTTTCACCCACAGAATACTCAGGCAACCACACAAACTTCAACATCTGATTAGCGATAGCCAAAGAGATCACACGGTCGTCATGAGGGGAACCCTGCATACGACCGTTCTCCTTACGAACAAAAGTTCGCAACTCACCAATCGTATACTCGCAACATAGATCTAAATCTTCGTTACGCATAGCCGCAGATAACTCGTCAATCATCAGTGGCTTAGATGAACTAGTAGTACGCCAACCAAGCACTTCCGTAGGGACAGGACGAGCATGAGCCAACCTTCGTTGGCGATAGATATTCTGATACCCATATCTTTGAATAGCCTTTAGGGTGGTTAGACCATGATTGTTATTTTCTACACCCAACAAAGCGTTATTGTAGAACCAGCCGATTTCACACAGCATGTCTCCAAATAGATCAGGTTCAATGCGAGCATGATAGTGGGCTACTACCATTCCCGTCCTAGCGTTAATGATATGGGCGGAACTATAGTCGCCGTAAGATAAACCTTCCGCGACATCCGCCCCCATCACATAAGTCTCATTCAACTCAGGGTACTCCCAAACACGCATAGGACCCTCTGTGGCGAGGACAAACCCGTCGTTAGGTACAATGTGTCCACAATCGGGTTCAGAAGCCACCATAGCCCCCACAACATCCAAATCAAACACAGGGTTACCTGACTTGATAAACGCCTCAGATGGGTTCCTAGGATATTCCTGATGCAACTGCCAAGATGGTAAAGTTTTTTGTTTAACCTCATACCAATCTTGATTGCGGTCACCAGCATCCCAAGACCAAAAGACCCCAACAAACTGGTTAGTGCCAGTTTGTGACCCAACCCATAGTTTGTGGAAGAAGTTGCCACTACCATTAGCGGTACTAAGGCAGATGACCCGACCACCAACATCGGCAATCGGTTCAATACTAGCCCAAGCCTCATCAGGATTAGGTAAGAACGCCATTTCGTCCACGACTACCAAATAGACTGATTCACCACGAGCAGGATCGTTGCTAGATGGCAACGATTCAATAGCGGACTCATTGTCAAACACCATTTTAAGTTGATGGTCTGTCAGCAAGCGTGGACCGCGAACACGCATCCACTCGGGCAACCAACGATAACCATACTTGGACTTCTGAAGCAACTTCATTGCTTCACGCTCAGTTCTTGATAGCATAATCACAAATCTATCAGACTGAAAGAAAGTTAACCAAAAACAATAGGCTGCGGCTAGAGTGGAGAAACCAATCTGACGCGCTTTAAGAACTACGCTATAGCGGTTATCCATCCACGATCTAATGGTTTCAATCTGCGCTTCACGCATATCAAACTTTATTCGTCCACGCTCAGGATGTTTAATATACCAGTAGTTCTCGCAGAAATGCGAGAACGCAACCACTAGATCTTCTACGGTCCCATCTTCGGGACCGCGACATAAACGCCACTCTCGTTCGTGGACAAGTTCTGATAATTCCATTACATCCTAATTCCGAGGGTAATTGCTTTCTAGGTCCGAGGACGAATATATCTAGGCTTGCGCCTATCCCAAACGGGACTCATTCTAATTCTATCATTCAAGGGACGACCCAAAACATTTCCTGAACTATCATAAACACCATTATATTGAATATTGGGTTCATATGTTAAAGTTGGTTCGTTATAGATTCTTCCAGCCATAATGAAACCTAGAAACGAATAATATAGTTTAGGACAATATAGGGTGCAAGATTGCTGAAGGTGTTACCAGTTGCCGTACCGTTACCACCACTAGTAGCAATAGTATGAGTATGGTCCGTAGCGGAACCAACAGCAATACCAAAAGTGTTACTAGTACCATCAATGACGCCATCGTTGTTTGCGTCGCGTCCAGTAATATAACCAGTCGTATAACTACCAGCGTTATAAAGAACATCCAAAGTATTGGAGTCAACAGTATGGGTGTGTGCAGGAAGATTAGTTGATGTCAACGCACTAGTTTTACTACCACCAGTTTCACCAACGGTATCAAACTCTACTTGACTAGAGTCTCGTCCCACAGGAACTTTGCCCTTGAGATTGGGTAGGTTGAAAGTTGTACTACCGTCACCAACACCATATGTTGTGCTTAGGACAGCAAACAAATCCGAGTAAGTAGAACGACTAATGGCGGAACCATCAGCAATCAACCAACCCGTAGGGGCGGTTGATGTAGCCCACAAAGTAATCTCACCAACGGGATTATTAATCCGCATCTTATAATCAAGACTAGTTGTTACAGCACTAGAGTTGACCCCCACCTTAGCCTGTAGTGCTTCAATAGCATCATTGCTATTAGTGTGTTGACCACTATGGCTAGGTGAGTTTAATGCCTGACCTAATGTAGGATTAGTTAGTGCATCTAGTGATGTAGGAAAGTTAGTTGCCATTATGTTTCTCCATTATTTATTAAATTAACATACCACGCATACGCTGCACCAGTATTTCGTCGGGTGCTGTGGTTTCGTGGTCTGCTAATAAGTTCATCATGCCGCCTTGTACATGATGTTCCAGCGGATGATGTCGCCTGTTGTCCAAGTAAACGGCACAGTCGCCGTTGGTGCTGTCTGACCTTCGTAGGTTCCTGAGGTGGTAATCACAAAGAATTGTGCAACACTTGAAGCAGTGAAACCGTTTGCAGTTCCCTTAGTGACTGTACCAGCGGCAGTAATATAGGAAACAGTACCCATCACCATTCCTGCGGCACCCATTTCTGCGGTGACAGTCAAGACTGGCAAAGTAAACCAAGGATTTGACGACATAACAGAACTTGAACCAAAAGTAAATGAACCGAAAGCATGAACAAAGTTATTAACCCGACAATACTGCGCCGCCAAAGTACCGTTACCAACCGTCAAGTTAGTAAAAGTCGGCGTGTATGCCGTGTAAGTCCCTAGTGACTGGTTGGCTGTTGTAACAAACGCAGTCGTCGCAACCTTCGTTGAGTTATCGCCAACAGTCTGAGTTGTCGCAGTCGCCGTTGATGCCAATGCACCATTAAATCCAGTAGACGAAAACGATGCGACATTCGCCCCATCAACAGCAACCCTCAAAGTATCAACGCCTGACGCAGTGGTCAGATATAGACCTGTGTCAACATTACCGATACCTAGATGAGGTGCAGTGGGAGTGCCACTACTTGTCGCTGTTCCAGCAAAGTTATTAAGATCAGATGGTGCAATATGCAGACGACCACCCGAACGGATAAGTCGTGCCGCCACACGACGCAAGAAAGTACCACGATTACTAGAACGGTTAGGTGTGTCAGTAGGTGCGTCATCACCAAAAAATACTAGTCCCGAATTACTGCGGTCAATATCGGATTGGAATACTAAACCAATATCGCCAGCATCATCATTACCGCCCATCGTAATGTTATCGGTAGTGTGTTGACCACCAACATTCTTAAGTCGCCAAATTACTGCGCCAATAGTATCAACCGCACGAACAATATTAACAGGGCTGAGGTCAGTATAGGTTGCGCTAGTGGTTGAACCAGCAGTAAAAGTTTTTGTTGTTGAACAAGTAACACCAGTCAAAGTTCCAGCAGGTGAAGTAGTAACAGTTTTACCTGTGTATGTGAAAGATTTTTTGGTTCGGACAGAAAAGTTTGTGTATCTTTGTGCAGGTTCAACAGTGGTACCATGTTGCACTAGTCCAGCATTAGTTCCACTAAGCAATTTGTTTGCAATAATTCCGCCCACTATTGAACTATCTA